GCATAAGCTTAAAGAAGTAAGTCGCTGGGTAGAGCTAGAGCCTAAGATCGGCGATCTAGCATTCATGGACTTTCCGCATGATGGCGTCGATCGTATTAGTCACATCGGAATCGTCGTAGGAGTTAAGTCGAAGACGGTTATTACGATCGAAGGTAATACTTCGGGAACTGGCGATCAACGTAACGGCGGAATGGTAATGATTAAAGAGCGGGCATTCGGGAGCGGTAAAGAGATCGTAGGCTTCGGACGTCCTAAGTTCGTGGCTTACGCTGGCGATTATCCGATCGTCGAAGTACCTACTCAATCGGCAACGAAGCCGAAGATCAAGGAGAAGAAAGATGGAAAACTTAAAAGCGTTACTCGCAAGCTGGGCGCGTAGCTTCTTAGCTGCGGGAATTGCGGTTTACATGGCTGGAGTTACAGATCCCGAGGCGATCGGCATGGCGGGCCTTGCCGCCGTTCTGCCCGTAGTCCTACGCTGGCTAAATCCAAAAGATTCAGCTTTCGGGTTACAGGGGAAGTGACTCGGAAACTACTTGCGGGAAGTCTGGCCTTAGTCCTTTCGGTCGGGCTTTCCGCTTGTGGTTATCAGGGTTGGGTTCGCTATGAATGCCAAGAATACGAGAACTGGTCGAAGCCAGAATGCCAAGAGCCACAGTGCGTCCCTACTGGAACGTGTACTAGCGACGTCCTTGGAGAAGAAGCTCCACAGCCCAGCCCGACGCCGTAGCCCAGAAGAAGTCCACGCGACTTTAATTCTCATAATCGGATCGACCTTGGCGGCGGTCTTCTTGATCGTAACGCTTGGCATTACTTACGCGCTTATCTTCGTTACTCAGCCGATAGGAAATCAAGCTCCGAACGATGCAGCATTTATAGATCTTCTAAAGACTCTAGCGATCTTCTTAACTGGATCACTCGGCGGAGTTCTAGCGGGTAATGGTCTAAAGTCCAAGCCAAAGCCAATCGACACGCCGACAGATAAGCGGGAATCTTGACCTAGACGCGTTCTTGCTTCACTCTTTACATAGGGAGCGCGAACGTCGCTCCCAGTATCGGGAGCTAGTAATGAATGAATTATCAATTATCGTCATGATGCTAATAGCTGGGATCTTATGGTCAGCCATGAGCTACTCAGTAGGTTATAAAGAAGGCCAGCGAGAAGGCTTTAAGCGCGGTCGAGCTGTATCACGTCACGCAGCTAAGGATGTGCGCTAATGAGCTTCTTAGACAATTACGAAGACGTAGCGGCCAGAATTGCCCGCCTATGGTTAACACACCCGACAGCTAGAGTCCAGACCAACATCGTGGACTTTAACTCCGAGAAGGGTTATGTCCTTATCCAAGCTCAGATCTTCCGCGAGTACGAGGATCTACACCCATCGGCTACCGATTACGCATTCGGTAACGTAGCGACTTATAACGTCAACATGAAGAAGTTCTTCGTCGAGGATACTGTCACATCGGCGATCGGTAGAGCGATCGGATTACTACTTGGGGCGGACAAGCGTCCGACTCGTCAGGACATGGAGAAAGTCGAGACTGTCAGTGCGAAGGTAGCGAACTCGACGGCCGACGATTACGACCCTTGGACACAGAAGTTCGGCGAAGTGCCAAGCTACAAGACGGCAGAAGAAGCCGAACAGAGCGGCATTCCCAGCCTTGGTTCATCGATGGACGAGATCGCTAAGCAGCTGGGCGGAGAGTTAGTTCCAGAAGCTCCACAGTGCAGCCATGGACATCGAATCTTTAAGACTGGAGAAGCTAAAACTGGTAAGGCTTGGGGCGGCTGGTTCTGCGTCGAGAAGACCAAGGCGACACAGTGTTCTCCGCTCTGGTACGTCTTAGCCAGCGATGGCAAGTGGAAGCCACAGGTCTAAAGATGAGCGACTTAATCGAGATTATCTATCCGCAATCTATGACAGCCAAGCTTCTACAGAATGGCGAAGTTATTGCCGAGTATAAAGTCGAACAGTGCGACAGCTGCGCGAAAGTAAAGAAGCTAGATCCGTTCGGCTATACCAAGGGCCAAGCGGGAGAAAAGTTAATCTGGCTTTGTGGTGACTGTAGATGAAGGTAAAGCCCACGATCGAAGATAAGGTCTTAGCTCATACTGTAGCTCTAGAACGAATCGCACAGGTCAACGGTCACCCAGACGCTTCTAGTCGATACGACAGACAGCTCGGCTTTCATGATTACGTCGCGCAAGTGGCCGAGTCAATAGTCGCCGAGATTTTGGTCGCTCGCTACCTTGGTTACACAGACTTCGATCCAAGGTCTTCACAATTTAAGAAGACGGCAGATGTCGGAAGCTTCATCGAAGTAAAGTGGACACGTTATGAGACTGGTCAGTGCATTATCGGCGAAGGCGATAGAGCTACAGACGTGGCCGTCCTAGTCGTAGGCACTAGCCCGAATTACAGACTAGCGGGCTGGATACCTGTAGCCATGGCCAAGCGGCCTAAGTATAAGAACTCTAAGCAGCCTACTTGGTGGGTCGACCAGAAGAACTTACAGCCGATCGAAAATCTAAAGGGGAGCAACTATGGACAAGCTGCGCTTTAAGTGCCGAGTATGCAAGAAGGACACCGAGCAACTCATTCGTGTAATTACAGATAATCTTCCAGAGAATGTAAAGACGATCCAGTGCTGCGTCTGCTCGACTATGACAGTGGCACTAATTGGAGAAGCTAATGGCGACCTATGAATACAGGTGCGAAGTGTGCAGTAAAGAGCTAGAAGTCCAACGTCCCATCGAGGACACACTGGCGAGAGATCCTTACTGTCCGAACTGCACTGTCCCTATGAAGCGCATTTACTCGCTTGGTGGCATCGTGTTTAAGGGTAAAGGGTGGGGCGGCAAGCCATGAAGTTATCCACAGGGTTTATCCACAGGCTGTGTGACACGCCCAAGATTACGCTCAGACTTGCGCGGTATTTGACAGCATCGCTACTATCTCTTCGCTTAAGGCGAGCCGCTGAAGCGGATAGCTCGCAAGAGCGAAAGATAGGTTTAGGGGCGGTCTATGCTATTACGGCATCGCTCTTAATAACGAGCATTCCAGAAGCAACAGCTAAGAATTATTCTGTAGATCATCTAAAGCTTTACGCACATTCGAGGATTCTTGATTATAAAGAGTTCCAATGCTTTAACAGAATCATTACTAAAGAATCTCGATGGTCGTACTTAGCGAAGAACGGTAGTCACTTCGGACTAGGCCAGATGCGCTCTAAGCATTACAGAGATCTAGACCCTTATCGTCAGATAGACGCTACTCTTAAATACATTACGAATCGTTATGGTACAAGCTGTAAAGCTTGGGCATTCCATCAAGAACGGAACTATTACTAATGACTCTACACTCACAGCGTAAGAGCAACTCGACACAGTGGAAGAAGCTACGGCTACGAATCCTTAATCGTGATGGCTGGATCTGCTTCTGGTGTGGCCAAGAGGCCAACACTTGCGACCATGTAATCCCAGTAGCTAGGGGCGGTTCAGATGATCCAGATAACCTAGTCGCAGCCTGTAAAAGATGTAACTTTAGTCGTCAGGATCGCTTGCCCGAAGAGATGGATTTAGCGAAGAAGAAGGTGGGCGGTGTTTTTTTTGATGGGAGTTCCACCGCCACTCTCTCCCGAGGTCTTCTTTCACCACCAAACGACTCGATAAAGCATGACTAGGACTCAAGAGGACTCGAAAGGTACAGAGAAGCCTCAAAAGGTCTTAGATAGCCCTACATCGGCTACCGAGAGAACTACAGGACTCTATCTAGGCTCTCCGACTCCTAGAATCCACTCCAAACTCGTCGATCTACCGTCACGCGGCCAAGAATTGATCGATTTCGCCGAAAGTATCAAGCTTCCGCTCTTACCTTGGCAGAAGTTCGTCGCCATGGAAGCTCATCGCGTGAAGCCAGACGGCCGCTGGCATTCTCCGCTGGTCTGCGTCGTCGTAGCTCGTCAACAGGGTAAGACTACGCTCATGAAAGTAAGGGCGTTAGCTGGTCTCTTCTTATGGGAAAACGGACTTCAGATCGGAACAGCTCATCGACTTACTACATCGCTGGAAACATTCCGAGACATCGTTAACATGATCGAAGAGAACGAACATCTAGCCAGACAAGTAAAGCGAATCCGCTGGGCGCATGGCTCGGAAGAGATCGAGCTAAAATCCGAGTTCGGCGGCGGTCGTTACATGGTTAAAGCTGGCGGCTCAGCTGCTCGCGGTATTTCCAAGCCCGAGACCGTCTTCGTCGATGAAACCCGAGAGCTAAAAGACGAATCGACGTGGGCTTCTCTGCGTTACACGATGATGGCCGCTAAGAATCCGCAGCTCTGGACACTCAGTAACGCTGGAGACCAACATAGCCTAGTTCTTAATGCGTTACGCGAGCGCGGAATGAGCGCAGCTAAAGGCGATGACATCGCTTACTATGAATGGTCATCTAATTACGAGAAGATCGACGACACTCCCGCGTTCTGGAAAGGCGCGGCGATGGCTAATCCAGCACTCGGTCACACAGTCCACATCGATAACATTCGGGCCGTTCTTAACGATCCGCCAGATGTCGTAAAGACGGAAGTCCTGTGTCGCTGGGTCGCTACGATCTCGGCAGCTATTCCAGCCGAAGAGTGGAATCAGTGTGGAGAAGAAGGCTTGGAACTAGATCCAGAGAAGACGACTTGGCTGGGCATCGACGTAAGTCCAAATCGTCGCGACGCCGCATTAGTGGCCGCCCAACAAATCGACGACGAGCGATTCTTCGTCAAGCTCTTACACACTTGGCATAATCCGATAAATCTCGACGATAAAGCGATCGCGAACGACATCGCTCCCTATGTAAAGCAGTATCCAGTCGAGACAGTGGCTTATTCTAAGAGGACGGCTTCTGCTATAGCTGCGCGATTAGTTCCAGCGGGTATCCCGATCTCGGACATCGATGGCGCACTGTACGGCCAAGCTTGCGACGAATTGTTAGGAGCGATCACATCGAAGAGATTACGACACGACCCGAAACAGACAGAACTCTCCAAGCAGATCTTATCAGCTGCGAGACTTCCGTTCGGAGATGGTGGCTGGACTATCGGGCGGAGAGCTTCTCAGTCGACTGTCTGCGCGACGGTTGCGACTGCACTCGTCACGCATTACGCGACACGCCCGCCGATGGATCTTGACATCATGGTCGGATAGCGGTATCGCACTCTCGTAGAATTGCGCTATGGGATTATTCGATCTATTCGTTCCGAAGGTTAACGCTGCGTCTCCAGCTTCTATCAGCATCGACGCGGCGGAATCACTGTACCCAGTAAACACTCTTAACTCTCTTGGCGGCTATTACTTTATGGGTAATCAGACCGCTACTCGTACGGAAGCGATGGGCGTTCCAGCTCTAGCTCGCGCGCGTAACATTATTTGCACGACTATCGGATCTTTCGGAATGCACACTCGCAACATAGCAACAGGCGAGAAGGTGCAACAGCCGCGTGTTATCAATCAGCCAGACCCGCGAATCGCTGGCTCTGCGTTCTGGTCATGGTTAGCAGAAGACATTCTGTTCTACGGTTACGGCTACGCGCGTGTTATGCAACGCTACGCCGACACTGGACGTATTCAGGCGATGGAAAGAATCGATCCGCTTCGCGTAACAGTTACTACTAACGGCAACGGAACAGAGATCGACGGTTATGCTGTTGATGGACTCACAATAGATCCAAGCGAATTAGTCGTCTTTACTGGACTCGATGAAGGAATCTTAAATCGCGCTGGCCGCACTATTCGCGCAGCTTCGGCGTTAGAGAAATCAGCTTACGATTTCGCAATAGATCCAAACCCACAGACAATCTTAAAAAACTCTGGCGTAGCACTTCCGAAAGATCGCGTAGCTGCTTTAGTTGCAGCATTTAAGAATCGTACTTCTAAAGCTGTTACATTCTTAAACGGTGACGTCTCGATCGAGACTGTCGGTTACGATCCTAAAAACTTACAGCTTAATGAAGCTCGCGGTTACTTAGCCCTGGAGTTATGTCGCGCGGCCGGTCTTCCAGCTTACTTCGCAAGTGCAGAGCCGAACAGTTTTACTTACTCGAACGCACTAAGCGAACGTCGTTCACTAATTGATTATTCGCTTCGTCCGCTTATGACAGCGATCGAACAGCGAATGTCTTTATCGGACTTTACGCCCTTGGGTCAGGACGTGAAGTTCGATCTAGACGACTTCTTACGCGGTAATCCACTAGAGCGCGCGCAGGTTTACGAAATCCTAAATCGAATCGGTGCTATGTCGATCGATGAAATACGAGAAGAAGAGGATCTACTTCTATGAAAATCACTACACCAATGAACATCACAGCGGCAGATTCTAACTCGCGCACTATTAGCGGGCGCATTGTCGCATTCGAGGAAGAAGCTAACGCTTCTACTGGGAAGGTCGTATTCGCAAAAGGTTCGATCGCTCCAGCTTCCGTAAAGTTAAACTTGGAACACGATCGCACACGTCCAATCGGTAGAACTATGGACATGACAGTAAACGAAGATTCCATCGATGCAGTCTTTAAGATTACAAACACTACAGCGGGAACGGACGCACTAATCGAAGCGATGGAAGGTCTACGCGATGGATTCTCCATCGAACTAGCTGTCGATGATTACATCATGCAGAAAGACGGCACTATGCGCGTCTTAGCGGGAGAGTTAACTGGCGTCGCCTTGGTCACAGAGCCAGCCGTACGATCCGCAAGAGTGAGCGAAGTCGCCGCGACAACTGGCGAAGAAGTCGCCGAAGAGATCTCCGATTCCACAGTGGAAGAGGAAGTAACACCAACAACAGAAGGAGACGAAGTGGACAACACCGTCACAAACGCGGAAACCGTCGAGACGGTCGAAGCTGCTCAGTCAACAACAGCCGCAGCGAAGCCAATCGTAGGCGGAACATTCACCAAGCCACGCTTAGAGTTCACAGCTGCTAAGTATGTCGAGAACACAATTCGCGCAGCGATGGGCGACGATCAAGCTCGCCAGTACGTTCTCGCGGCAGATAACACAACAGATAACGCGGGCCTAGTACCTACTCGCCAGATGGCCGAAGTAGTTAACGGACTATCTACACTTATCCGTCCATCGATCGACGCGATCTCTCGCGGAACTCTTCCAGATGCGGGCATGACTTTCGAGATCCCTAAGATCACGCAAGCTCCTACAGTGGCAGTTCTAGCCGAAGACGCTTCACCAATGAGCGACACAGATCAGAACGCAGCTTTCATCACTGTAGACGTTAAGAAGTTCGCGGGACAGCAGACTTTCTCAGTCGAGCTTCTCGATCGTACTTCTCCAGCGTTCTTCGATGAGCTAATCCGTAACATGGCAGCAGCTAAAGCTAAGGCCGAGAATGCTTACGTTAACGGTCTTCTAATCTCAGGCTCAACGACAGACGCGACTACAGTCGCAACTTATCCGACAGCCGCAGAGCTTCTCGGAATTATCTCTCGTGGAGCTGCTTCTGTTTACTCAGCTACAGCTGGACTTCCACGTCCTTTCGCGAAGTCACTTATCGCATCGACTGGTCAATGGGCTAACCTAATGACTCTTAACGATTCAGGACGTCCTATCTATAACGCTTCACAGCCACAAAATGCTGGCGGTGTAGTTCGTCCAGATTCACTACTCGGAAACGTCGCGGGACTCGATCTATTCGTAGACCCAACTAACGGCGGAGATGGCGACGGAACTCTTCTCGTCGTTAACCCAGACGCTTACACATGGTACGAAGGACCTACTTTCCGCCTACGCGCGGACGTAATCGCTTCTGGCCAGATTACAGTCGGCTACTACGGTTATGGCGCACTAGCGACCAAGATCGCAGCTGGCGCATTTAAGAACAACAAGGCGTAATCCGAATAAATCGATCATCGCCTAGTTCGCTCCCGAGCTAGGCGAGCAGTAGAAGGGAAGGGCTAATGCCTAACATCATTACAGCTTCGCAGCTAAGATCCGTCTTAGGCGTTAGCTCTTCTCTCTACGACGACGCTTACTTAAACGACATCATCGACACAGCGGAGCAAGTTATTCTCCCGCTGCTTATTCAGAACTCGACAGCTGTAATCGAGTACGAGCTGGACACTAATGTCGCGACATTCTTTACTCGTCGGACTCACCCTTTCGTCGTAGGACAGTCGATCGTCGTAACTGGTCTCCCAGCTCCATTTACAGCCACTCACACTCTTACACTTGTTACAGATTCTTCATTCTCTGCCGCTCTTACATCGACGAACGTAACACGTCGCCAGATTATCCCGAACGGCATGGCAACACTTAGCGGTTATTCAGCTGCGACTCTCTACGTGGGAAACGCGTCGATCGAGTCCGCTATTTACGCCGTATCGATCGAAGTCTTCCAATCTCGCACAGCTGCGGGCGGTCAGATCGAAGGCGTGGACTTTCAGAGTTCGCCCTACAGAATGGGCCGCAGTCTCCAGAATCGTGTGATCGGCCTCTTAGGTAATTACATCGATGTCGACGTAATGATCGGCGGCTAACGTGCCAGCTTCTTCTATTCTTACGAGCGTCCGTACTCCGCTAAAGACAGCGATCCAAGGAGTAGCGGCTAACACTTACGACGCAGTTCCAGAAGCTCCGATCGTGCCATTTGCGGCAGTGACTCCGAGCGTTCCGTATTTACAGCCTACGTTCTTGGGTAAGGCAAACGTCAAAGTAAAGGTAAATCTAGTAGTAAGCGTAGGCGTAGCGATCTACGATAATCAGAGCGCACTCGATAACTGGGAGAAGCTCGTAATAAGCATTCTGGCGGCCATTCCGTCAGGGTATGAAGTCGGAGACGTATCGAATCCGATTCCGTTAACGATAGGCGCGTCAGAGATTCTCGCGGGCGAGATTCAGCTTTCCACCTATTACACACAAACTAACTAAGGAGAAAAAAATGGCAACGACCGTCATTACTGGACGCGATCTCGCTATGACGATCGACACCAAGAATTACGACGAACAGGCAACAAGCGCGACGCTCTCATGCGATGTCACTATCGAAACTTACGACACGCTTTATTCCAAGGCTTATAAGTCGATCGATTCTCAGTGGACGTTCGACGTAGAGATGCTCGCAGACTGGGGCGCAACTAACTCACTATGTGAAGCTATGTGGTCAGCGGCAGAAGTAAATCCAAACACACCCATCGCGGTATCGCTAACAGCTGTAACAGGCGCAGTCTTTAGCTTTAACATTCTTCCAATCTTTCCAAGCGTGGGCGGAGCATCGCCAGACGCTCAGACTGTTAGCATGAGCTTCACAGTTATCGGAACACCTACAGAGACATTTAGCTAATAAACAGAATCGGGAGCAATAAATGAAGCTAGAACTAGAAGTCCAGTACCTATCGGGTGACGTCGTTACTTATGTCGCGGCAGTTCCAGAATGGGTCAAGTGGGAACGCAAGTTCTCAGCAACAGTAAACGAAGCAGAATCGAAGCTCGGACTCGAAGGGCTTACATTCTTGGCCTATCACGCTATGAAGCGCGAAGCAGCTGGGAATCCTGTAAAGCCTTTCGAGATCTGGGTCGAGACTGTAGAAGGAATTAACAGTAAGAAGTCAGACCCAAAAGCTGGCCCGTCGGAAGCCTAAATCGGTTAATCGTCGAGTTAGCGATCGCTACTCGAATCCCGATGAGCGAGTGGAAGACGGCGGAAGACATACTCACAGCTATAGAGACCTTGGAGAGACAGAATGGCAGATAAAAGCGGCCGCGGCACTTATGCCATTACTGTCGATCCTTACGAGTTTAAGAATCTTCTCGGTCTTCTGGGTTCGTTCCCCGCGGAGTATCAGCAGCTTGTAAGAGATCGGGCGCAGCCTATGTCTCAGCGACTAGCTGGCCAGCTCATGATGAGCGGACTGTCTGCTCCAGCTCCACAAACGAAGCTAGTAGTCCAGACGATCAAGTCTCCACGCGATCGTCTTATTCGCGTCGACATCGGTGGCCCTAAGAAGGTCGGTCGTCCTTATGGCGGAGAAGCTTCTAAAAGTGGTAAAGGCGCGAAGGTTCGTCGTCAAGCTGCGCCAGCTGGCGCGCTGCTCTGGGGAACAGAATACGGATCGCATGGCGGCGTCGACTCAATCGGCCGAACATTTACTAACAGATTTAAGACTC